GTTGATAATACACTTCTTGTCATTAACCGTCCTCCAACTTCTTGATACGAGCTTCTAGTGCATCGTTCTTTGTTGACAACTCTTTGATTGCATTTACAAGAATAGGCACAAGTCTCTCATATTTTATTCCATACCTTTGTTCATCTTCTGTAATGTTACAGGTCAACATAGTGTCTGCGCTATTTCCAAAGCCATTTGCTTTTTCTATCTCAAGTACTTCCTGTGCTAAAAATCCTATGTGTACTTTTGACTCTTTTTTACTGCCATCAGGTGTACCTAAAGGTTCTTTTTCTGTTCCGTACCATGAACGCTTATCCCATTTGTATGTAACAGGACGTAAATCTTTAACCCAATTTAACCCTATGTTAAAGTTTGTAATGTCAGCCTTGTCTCTTGAGTCTGAAGATGAGATAGAGGTATCTGCACAGAAGAAATCACTAATATTGTCATCGCCTAAACAAATAACGTTACTGCCAGTAGTAACATTACCACTAGGAGCTGCTGCCCTTCCTGCCTGATGTCCAAGCAAAAGATTATTTTCACCAGAAGTAAGATTAAATCCTGCTTCCCAACCTACACAAGTGTTCAAATTACCAGTCTGAGTTGAGTCACCACCTGCTTTAGCACCTAAAAATGTGTTCTTTTCTCCAGTCGTACAACCTTTTCCTGCTTCAAAACCTACAGCCACGTTCATGTTATCAACATCAGAATTTTGATTTGTTAAAGTTTCAAAACCTACTGCAACATTTTTACGTCCTGTATCTTCAGTGCTTAACGCATCTTTACCTATGGCTACACTGTTAAAACCTGTAGTTAGGGCATCCCCTGCTTGATACCCTAAAATACAATTTGCGTATCCTGTGTCAATACTTTCTCCTGCTTTATACCCCACTATACAGTTGTTATCTCCTGTAGTGATGGCTGTACCTGCTTCATCTCCTAGTGCCACGTTATAATTACCACCACTGGCAATCGAGTTACCTGCATTAACACCAAGAACAAAGTTGCTTGTACCTGCTGTTGTGGTTGTGAGGTGTGAACTGCCACTAACATTTAAAGCAAGAGTGCCTGTCATAGTGTCACCAGATACATTTACATAACGGCTATCACTATCTGTTCTACTGTAAAAGTTACCAACAGAGAACACATCATACACGATTATCTCTATGTCATCATTTACGGATGCACCTGAAGCCAATACAACAGATGTACCTGATGTGGCTGTGTAGTCTGTACCACCACCTTTTAAGAGGACTCCGTTCTGAAACACATCGACAAAATTATTATCTGTATAATTTAGCGTAAGATTGCCTAAGTCAGTACCACTGAACGTAGTCTGACTAGCAGTCGCTGTGTATTGGTAGCGTTGCCTAACTCCTGCTGATGGACTTTTTCCTATGTATGGCATTTATTTCTCCTCCAAGGCTTTTACTTTAGTCTCTAGTGTCTCTATTTTGGCTATAGCTTCTTGTAATGCCTTAGTTAATACTGCTGTAAGCTGTTGATAGGCTAAATTCTTTCGTTCAACTCCATCTGGGTTTGTGCCTGTACCAACTACTTCTGGAATATGAGGTTCAACTTCTTGTGCTATAAAGCCTATCTCCTCTTTATTTGTAGCTTTCATTTTGTATTTTCTAGGCTTTAATGCTTTTACTGTATCAATGCCGTAGGTGATATCAGCAATATCTTTTTTAAGCTTTTCATCTGAAACATCTGTAAAAACTCCACTAGAATTAATCACAGGTTCATTAGAACCATTCCAAAATTGTAATTGGTCATTGGATGTATGCCAGTACATCCTTCTAAATTCATTAGGAGACGTACCCTCTCCTACAGCAATTCCATAAGACTCACAATTAATTCTTCCTCCCATTTGATTAGTAGTTCCGATAAACATTCTACCTGCACCTGAATCCTGTCCTGCATCAAACACAACAAAATTAGCATTAGTATCAGACTCTATGCGTACATTAGTATCAGCACCATTTTCATTAAATGCTATTTCACTTGTAGTTATTTTTATCTGGTCATTACCCCCTACACGAATATCTATCTGGTCATCAGTATCAGCAGTTATAGATGTGTCAGCATCAGCATCAAGTATTAATTCATTGCCATTCATATCAAGTTTATTAGGCATCACCAATGTATCATTAGTAATTTGTGCTGACCCAACACTTGCATCAGAAGGGTTTACTGTTTGCACAGCAGAACCTAAATATACAAGATAACATGAGTCATCACTTGTTACTGCTGCAGAGAATGTAATTGTCGTACCAGTGGCTGTATAAGACTTACCAGAGCCTTCTTCTTGTTTTACGTTGTTGATATACACAAGAAGCTCTTTGCCGTTTGTTACGGCTCTATCAAGCGTATAGCCTGTGCTACCGTCACCTGTTATGGTTTGTGTGGCAAACGCTTGAAACTGTGTTGCTAAACTATTTCCAATGTAAGGCATTGTTACTCCTATGTGCTAATTGCGTCAACAGCAGAAACTATAACATCTAATGAATTATTTATACTAGACTTTGCTTGAATCTTATCATGCTCCATAACAACTATTTTACTACCACTGTCTATTAATTCTAAACTTGAACCTACAGGGATAGGTGCATTTTTTATTATATAACCTAATAAAGCATCACTGTCATTGTTGTTTACAATCTTTACATCTACCGTTATTGAGGTTGTATCAGATACATTAACTAATCTTATGCCTACTATTGCATCATCTGAATCTGATGCAGCTCTAATATTTACAAAGCTTGTGTCTATATTATTTGTTATAGTTCTCTCAAAATCTTGTGCCATTTATCTTTCTCCAATTATAAGGCTATTGCCATAGCTGTTGCGAATCCTTTAGTTGCAGATGCTGTTGCGGCATATGTTTTAATATCAGACGCAGGAATAGTCTTCATCGCTCCACCATCATTAATAATTATGCCATCACTATCAGCTATAGTTATAGAACCACCAACAGATGTTGCTCCATCTAGTAAATTTAGTTCATCTGCATCTGCAGATACATTAGTGCCACCAAGGTCAAGTGTTGTCATAGAGACTTCACCTGCTACTGTGACTATCCCATCTGCTAATGTTATTAGGTCTGTATCATCTGATGGACCAATAATTTTTCCAGTAATATTAATATCATCAATAACTACGTTACCTGCACCATTAGGTGTAATTGAAATGTTACCATCTGCACCGTCAGCAATTGTAATTACACCAGAACTTGAACCTGCATTAGTATTTAATGTTAAGTCACCTGTGCCATTTGTAGTAATTGTTACGTTAGCATTATTGTCACCAACACGCACTGTGTCAGCATCAAGCTGAACATCACCAGTGCCATTTGGAGTGAGAGCAAGATTACCATTAGTGTTAGTGCTAATAATAGCGTTAGCATTAAGATTGATGTTACCAATAGTAGCACCACTACCATTTAACTTTAGTCTTTCTGCTGCAGTAGCACCACTTGACATAGTTTTAAATACCATGTCAAACTCTTCAGAGGTAGGTGTAAGACCAGTTGTTACAGACTCAATAATACCACCTGTCTCAAGTGTACCTGCTGCAGTCTCAGTAGAGAACTCAATACCAGTACCAATACCCACGGCAGGTGTGCCACTACTTTGTACTTGCAATTTGAGTAGGTCAGTAACAGAATTTGTAGTGGTATTTTCTACATTAAGAGTAACACCTGTATTGTGTACATGTGTTATACTTACTTCACTATGTTCTCCAAGATTAATTACTGCAGCGTCTGATGTCAGGCTAACATCATCACCTACATTTAAATCTGTGCTGATGTCAACCTGACCTGTTACATTTACACCATCTGCATCCGTAGTAAACACCTCTACATTATTATGTAATAAAGCCACAGCACCATCTTGTGTAAACTGAGCCATAACTTCATCATTAGCAACATTTTGAATTTTTAGCTGATTACTACTTATTACTAAAGCCCCAGTCCCAGTGTCCTTAATAAAACTGTTACTAGTGTCGTGAAATATTTCTAGGTCTGGTGAAGAGCTATCTCCAAATGTAAGTTTTTCACTATCGTCAAGATGTATACCATCTAAGGCAATACTACCAGTAACTGTAATACCTGTTGCTGTTGTTGCTAGTTTAACAGAATTGTCATGATATAAACTTACAGCACCATCCTCTACGAATTGTGCCATAACCTCTGAGCCATCGTTCTTTCTGACTTCAACTGTGCTACCGTCTAATGCTAGTTTACCTGTGCCTGAATCTCTGATAATACTGTTATTAGTGTCATGAAAAATTTGTAAATCTGCATCTGCACCAAAAGTAGCTTTAGCACTATCTGCAAACTCTAGTGCATTATCACTAGCATCAAACACAATATTGTTCGCTGCACCTGTTAAAGTAACATCACCTGTAGTAGTTACGTTTACAAGACTAGCTGTACCTGCTAGGAACATATCCTTAAACTTTAACGATGTTGTACCAATATCTAGTGTGTTATTTGATTTAGGTTTAATCTCTGAAGTGGTTGCTACAAAGTCTTGAACAGGTCCAAGCACTGTAACAGGACCACCTTCGGCTGATGTACCATCGTGTGTGTGTCCTGAACTACTATTAAAGGCAGCTTCAATGGCATCATATTCGCCATCAAAGTCAGAAGCGTTTATAATGTTACCATCAGCAATATTGTTACTGGTATCGGTTCTACTGTAGCCTGTTCCCATAATTTTTACCTTCTATCGTTTAATCCATATTCAACTGTTAGTGCATCTATTGAGTAGGGTGGGTTTGTGTTATCCGAATCAAACTGAAATGATACTGTAAATCCTGAACCTACAACTTGTGCTTCAAATAGTTTAAGCAACTTTGTACCAAATTTTGTACTACCAAATGTGCCTTCGCCAAAAAAACCAACAACTCCTTGTGTATTTAAGATACTAAGTGGTGCAGGTTGAATAGTACCTTGACCGTCAAAGTCTAGTTTTAGACTTAAATTAAATGCAACACTACCTTGAGGGTCAGTGTACAAAAATACTTTGTAAAATGTTTTTCTTTTACGTGGGTCATCTATAGCTATATGTGGTGTAGCAAATGTAGTTTTAATATTTGAACCATCAAATGAGTTGCCACTTTCCATCTGATATAAGTAACCATCGTTGTGTGAGAACAACACTACCTCTGTATTCTGATTATAGTTACTGTCTGCTACGTAAGCTCTTATACCTCGTGTCTCTGCCCAAGCCATACCCTCACCACCTTGAGGAGCAAACTGTGTTGCCAATATACCTTGAGCATTTTCTTGTGTAATATTATTGTTATAACCAAATATTCTATACTGTGACTTTTCACGAATTACACAACTTGTAAATGACGTATTAGCAGAAACCAAATCTGTCATTGTATCTTGAATTGTTTTAGATACTACACCTAGTCCAAAGTCTCCTATTCTGTCTGTCCCACTAACGAGTCTTAATCCATCAGGACCAAGAAACATTATGTCACCACCTATTTCTTGTACAGTGTCTGAATCAATACATCCAATGTCTTTTGTAATTGGCTGTAAATTAAAGTCTGCAATGGTGTTACCTGCTAACTGGTGAATGTTAGTCTCTGTAAAGATAATTAGCTGTTGTCTAAATACAGCCAATGCAGTAACTGTACCACCAACATTTATATTTCCTGAACCATTTGCTACTGAAAAGTCTGTATCTGTATATGGTGCAGTAAATGTTACTGTCGAACCTTTAGCAAAAAATAAATGGTTCTTAAATTCTGCTACAAAAGTTGCACCGATTACATCTGTGGGTGCATCTAGTAGAACTGTAAATGTAGCGTCATCATAAAGTGCAGGTTCATTCAAACCATCAACAATTGCAATTTTTTCTGTACCATTAAAATTATACTTAGCAAATCTAGTTTTGTTAGCACCTTCTCTACTCGTTGATAAGAAAGTAATTACTGCGTTATCAGCAGGACTACTTGCAAGTGCAGGGCTAATTGCTAGTGTAGCTTCGCCTGATGAAACTGTGGCATTTGCTGTAACTGTATATACTTTATCTATACTTGCAATTTTAAATACGTCACCTGCTTGTGGTGCAGAATCTAAACCATCAATTACTAGACTGCTACCAGTTTGACTACCTGTTTTTACAAGGGGAGTGCCATAGTCAGGTACGTTAATCTTTGTAAAGCCACTGCCACCACTTTTAAATATGTCAGCATTTTTACAAACAATTGCACTGTCTTCCCATGATGCAACGCCTATAGTCAAGTAATTAGATGTTGTTGTTTTAAAAGTTACAACTGCTGCATTTGCAGGACTGCTTGCTAACGAGGTTGAAAGAGTTAATGTAGCTCTATTATTTGTAGCATCAAAACTAACACCACCAGATGCAATTGTATAAGTGCCACTAACTCCTGCTATTTCTAAAGTATCACCTGCAACTGGTGTAGTATGTATTGCAGCTATTATTAATGTTGTTCCAGATTGACTATCCCCATGTACTACAGGTGAGCCGTATGGTGGGATAATATTACTATCGTACTTATCATATCCCTCAATTCGTCTGTAACCACCTTCAACAGAAGGTTCAAAGTTACGTAGTATTCTTGCACTTCCCGGAGCATTTGTACCTTGCTGTAAAGGAGAAAGGTTTGTTATAAGACCACCACGAAACTCAACTGGATAGGTTTGCCATGCATCCATTGTGTTAGCCTTTAAATATTAAAACTAGTACTTACTCCACCTGTACTATTAGGAAGCATATATGATCTTACATATGGTGTTCTATTTATGAGTTGTGAACGCATATATTTAATACCTTCGTCAAATTTTTGTTTCATTACCATTGCATCTTGTGTGTTACCTCTAAATAGATAACCGTAGTGCATTGCACCATCTACAATAACGTGTTGAAATCTTTCTGGAATTGTTGGGGCATCTGTTGCTGCAGATAAATCTGATGGAAAACTATAGTATTCATATACCAGTTCATATGCTTTGTCTGGCTCTGGTGTCATAATATATTTTAAGTCAGGTGTTTGTGCCACCTGTTTAGGTAAACCCTGACCAGTAGATGAACTATATTCTTGTTGTATATATCTATCTAAATAATCTTCATATAAAATTTCTGTAAGCCGTGTGGTAGAATTGCCTAATGTAGTATTCTCTTTAATACGAAATGAATTAAAGTTAACTACTTTGGCATCTGTAGGAAAAGCATAACGGCTTGTGTTAGCAGTTAATGTTTGTTCTTTTGTGGTATGATTAAAAGACCAAAAGTATTCTGACTGATTTATGTATCTAATAGAAGCATTAACTGCATCTTTAGCTTGTGAGTAAAAACCTATAGCTGTAGCAAAATTAGATGAAGTAAGTTCTACCTCATTCAACCTTCTGTTCATTGCATTTACTAAGCCAAGAAAATTATAAGCCATTCAATATATCCTTCTTTAGGATTGTTTTGTCATATCTAATATGATGTTATATGTTTCTGTGTTTGCAGCTCCAACGGTTGTAAACATGATGTCACCTGTTTTACCTGAACCTGCATTATTTTGTAGACCTCCAAAGCTAGAGAAGTCATAATATCCTTCGGTATCTAATAGTTTGTATGCTTCTACATCTGTAGTTGCATCCCAAAGTATTTGCACCTTCATTCCGTCATTTACAAAATGTATCCTGTCTATTGTTACACCTGTGCATGTTGCACCTTGTTCACCTGCAGTAAATGCACTTACATCTACTTTTTGAACGGCACTTTCTCCTGTGCCGTCACTTACGTTGGTAAACTTCATAACTAATCTGTAAGGTGTGTCTAATATTGTTTGTGATGTGACTGTATCTGCCATTTAAATAATTCCTTTATGCTAAAATAGAGGGCAGGTCAATCCTGTTACACCTGCCCCCTAAGTTTTAATTTAGGCTAGTTGATCCCTGTCAACATCCGTAGGTCTGCTTAGGCTGCCCTCAATAGGCATACACACTGCAAACACACGAACTATACCTGCACTAATGGTACTTGCTGTACCTGCAAATGTTAACTTTAACGAGCCATCTGCTGTTACGATGAGTGGAACTCTTGCTGTTGCATCGTCCACTGCAGCGTAAGCACTTGCAGAAGCACCGTCAATGTCAAAACCATCTACAAAGTAGTCAGCATCTCCCCCTGATAGACCTAAGTCTACAGTAGCATCAGACTGATCATTTGTTAGAGCAGTTTCAACTTGAAGACTTGCAAACAAAATTAAGTGATCTGCAGGAATTGCACACATTTCAATTGTACTTCCATTAGCATCAATATTTTGATCAGCAAAGTTGAATGTTTGCTCCACTAAAAATGGTTTCACCCTATTGCTAACTCCAAGAGTAGGTCCATGAGTGCTGTTAGTTGTAGCTAAAGCTGTTGTTGTTGCCGCCATTTTAACTTACTCCTTAGAATTTAGAAACATATATAGCACGAGTTAGTGCTTCAGGTCGTAAGATTTTACGTCCATAGAGATGCATACCTCTGACAATGTCAGCAAAGCTGTCAGGGTCACGATATGTCTCTGTTTTGTTGATTTGCTCTGCAGTGGCTACTGATGAGCTATGTCCTGCAACGATTACACCAAAATGTCCTGTTCCTGAGGAAGTAGCTCCTGTAGGACCATTACCAACATGAGGTAGGTTGTTTGACATAAACACTTTAAAGCCATGCAAGTTGCTAAAGATCATTCCATTTTTGAGTTCGTCCTTTGAAGAAACAAAGTCACCATTCATAATTCTGGAGTCTTCATCTTTTAGCAATTCAGCAAAGACTGGGTCGATTACAAGCCATCTTCCCTCTTTATCAACAAACTGTTGGTCAAGCTTTCGCCCCATTCTGTTGATAACAGCTAGAGGTGTAGCATGTGCAGCGCTAGTATTAACACCGTCACCCATTCCTCTTGGCTGAACAACAATAGAGTTTAAGGTTGTACCACCGTTGAAGTCAGCAGCGTCCACCTGCATTTCTGCAAGCAATTCGTTTGATGCTGCAGTTGATACAGCTTTAGAACCTGCCACTTGATCGTTTACTGTGTCAGGTCTAGCATGTAATGCAGACTGCTTATAGCCTGATAGGTAGCCTAGTACTTCCTGATCGTACTGATCTGAAAGTCTGTAAGCAGCTCTATCGGAAGCTAAAGATTGGAAGTTGACATGTGAATGAGCTTCCTCAATGTCATCGACTTTAAATGCAAAGTAGTTTGCTTTGTCAACGGTTAGAGAAAAATCCTCATCGTCCAAGTCCTGAGGTGTGATTGTAGTGCCACGAGCATACGATTTTACCGTAATCTCTGGCTCTTTAATAATTTTAACGGTATCACCCATCTGACTAATCTCACCAAAATAATCAGAGTTTGTGATTCCTTCCACAACAGATGACTTACGGAAAGCAAGCTGTACCTGTTTGGAATATATGACAGGACTAAAATTACCGTTGGGTAAACTTCCATGTCCTGTTGCAGTTTGAAAAGCCATAGTAAATCCTCCTTACTTTTCAAGGTCACAGATACAAATTACAATTCTGATTCGGGGCTAATTTAGTTCTAGGTGCAGTTGTACACACTGGGCTAGACAAACTAGGTAAGTCTCCTCGCATTGTCTTTTGTGATAAAAATACACACTTTAGGTGTCCATAAAGGGGCTATGTGTATGTATTTACGTATTATACATAGTTATATGTATAAATTTTTAAATGTCAACTTTTTTATCTTGCAGATCCAGAAACATCGTATACAAACTTACCTGTCTGTATTGCTTCCATAATCTCCTCTTGTCGTTTTTCATACTCCTGTGCTGACATCTTTTGTACTTGCGATTCCCTCAGATATGATGCCTGATCATTTGTCTGAGGTTTAGATCGTGATGCTTTAGTATTTGTAGCAAATGCAGCGTCCTTTGATGTGCTTACTTTCTTTTTAGTAATACCCTTATCAGCTTTATATAAGTCTATAGCACGAGCTGCAGACTTTGCATCATCGTCATTTTCATAAAGAGCTTGCTGTACCCACTTAGGCTGATCTTCAGCCCAGTTATGAAACTCATCGTCCTCACGTATCTCTACAAAGTCAGGGTGTATCTTCAGTAGCTCTACCTCTGCTTTCTCCTTAGTAGCAGACTCTTGCATCTCATTTATCTTTTTAATCCTGTCCTCAAGATCTTTAGATTGCTCCTTAGATTTTTTAATGGCTATAGTTTCAACTATTGCTGCTACGTCAGGATGTCTAGTTGCCCATGCTTCTAAGTCCTCATCTGACTTTGGTAGTCTGATTTCTTTTTTAGTAACTTCATCAAGCTGTGTTTTTAAACTGTTTATCTGCTCCTGCAGGTCAGCTTCTTTTTGTTGTGAGTGTCTTCTAAGATCACCGTAGCGTTTCTTAAAAGTTCTTTCCTCTGCAGATGTAGGTTCAGCTTCTGCTTGTTCCTCTTCTTTCACTTCACCCTTCTGCTCTGCAATTAACTTATTTAATTCCTCTTCGTCTTTTTGTATTTTGTCATCTCGTGAATACTTACGAGATGCTAAAGACATTACTTTTTTTGGTGTTGCATCTTGCACCATTACTTTTGCTTCTGCCATTTTACTTACCTTTCGTTAGGGCTAACTGTATGCCATGTTAGTGGGGAGTTAGGTAGCCAACATATTGTGAACACTTATTTCTTTTTCTTTAATGAAGCCAGTCCACCCTTCTTCATTTTCTTTGGTTTAACTTTAGGTTTAGCTAAACCACCTTTCTTAAAAAATGCACCCATATCTTGACTTGCTTCATATGGATCTTTTGTAGTCGGGGTGTACCCATAGTTAGTAGTTGTTCTTGTTTGTGCAGTACTACCACCACCCCCAATACCAGTTGTTGAAGATGCAGTATTATCAAATGGTGACCCACCTAAAGAGGATACATCCCCACCTTGTCTATCTTCATCTGAACTACCAAAGTTTTCTCCAAAAAAATCAGGAATAGATTGATCAGCCACTAATGCTTCATCTTCTTTACTTCGTCTTTCTATCACTCTAG